GTATTTTCAGACGGAGTGTCTGTCTCAGGTCTGCCAACCTCGCCATTACTCAAAGTATTGCTACTAATAAGCGGTCTGTTGTAAATATCCACGCTACAACCCAATATGTCGTTTTCGAGATAGCTTGCGCCGTAAGCGTCGATTGGTTCTTGTCCGAGTGCTGCCGCATAAAGCAGTTTTGATGGCACTCCGTACATTGCCGACTTCTGCATACGATTTGCAACTTCATCTTTATTAAAGCTATTCTGTTCAAGGAATATTATCTCAAACAGATAATCGTCGTGGATTGACATTTCACGCTGATATTTAACATTAAATACCCTCTGTATCTGCCACAATACCTTCATCATCATTGTTGCGTCAACGATAAGAGAAAGCTCAATAACCTTATATGTGGGATTTGCACCCAAACCAAACAGTAGGGGAGAGATACCAATGTTATTGAACAAGTCTTTTGTTGCATCCTCGGTATAGTCCTTTTGAGCATTAGTGGTATCTTTAAGAGTAATACCTTCTGCCTTAAATGGATTGACCGCAACACCAATTCCTTCTGGTACAGCACCCGCTATCTGATCGTAATACTTCTTAATTTGCTCGTATGACAACGCTGGATTGCCGTCACTATCAGTTTCAACTGTGTAGTTGATGAGTTTGTAATTGTCAAGAATTGCGCCGTCTTTCTGTATCTCCTGATAGGTTTCAAGGTCAATAATTGCCTTAAATGCGCCCGCCAGTGGGGGAATGATAAACGGATATTCCTCATCAAACTTTATGCAAATCTGATTGCGTGGCACAAACCACCTCATTGTCTTGTCGCCTTTATTGTCCTTACCGTCGCCCTTGTACGCCAAATACGCCCTCTCAAACTCCTTACCATATGACGGGAGCATGAGTTTGGTTTTCTTGGTGTCAAAGTACGAAAGATCAAACGCAAATCGCCAAACGCCATTTTCTACTGATACCAGTCGGCAATATTTGTGCTGAAGCGGCTTTAAGAAGAAACTGCGCTTGTTCTCTATCATAAGTCCGTAATAAATACCGTCAACAAGTGTGCGTACCATTATCTGCGGATTGATGTCCTTGAACTTGAACCGCGCACATTTTAAAGCGTAGTCTATGTATTGCTGTTCAAACTTATCCTTATCCACAGTCTTGATGTTCTCCAATGGGCGTATTACATAGTTGTTGGTCAGTGTCGTCGCCAGCATGATAACTGCTCGCCTGTAATGCGGTGAGATTGCAAAGTAAAAGCGGCTGATTTCACGCAACACTTCCGCAGACGATGCTACCGTGGGATCGCCCAATGCTGCGAGTATCGTCTTGCGAGGGTATTTGCGTAAGAATACTGACACCTCGTCCATGTTTGACTTTAAGTCGAGAAGCACGTCCGAGCGAAGTTTCGCAAACCGTTTGAGATTATATATTTCGTTGTCCATAAGTCACCGCCTTTCATTTGTAGGATTTCGCCGCACGTCCAAAGAAGCATAAATCTTCTTCGACTAGCTTCGGCTTGTTTATAATATTACCACGCCTTAATTCATATAGCCTATGAGCCAACATGATTAAAACGTAGAAGCGGTCATCGTGCATACGGTTTTCTTTCTCTTTTGACAAAGCATAATTAACCGTTGTCCTTTCCGCATTTTCAGTTTTATGAATTGAAGTAACCTCATTTTTCATAAGGTCAATTTGTATTAATGCCATTTTTTCATCGTCCGACAACTCATGGTTTACCCATATCTCGTTACCATCATTGTCTATGCCTTCGATAACTTTTATAAAGTCTTGCCCCGAATATTCATACGGGAACTTGATTACCCCTAAATCCATAAGTTCAATCATTTCTTCAACCATCTGAGTACGATATTTCTTAGGACTTATAAGGCGCAGTTTGTCGCAAGCATTAGGGTATCGGCTAACATAGGTTTGATACAACTCATTTGTTTTATCAATAAATCCTCTGTGAGTTTTACCAAACTTATCCGAATAGTCATTAAGCAGTCCGTCAGCATAAGCACTAACGCCGCCACCTCCCGCACCACTATCAATTTCCAAAATGTCCAAAAATTCATAATCGGGATTTTGACCGTTATAAAGATTGACAAGTTTACGCAACTCGTCTAATTGTCTGTTAGAATCAAGTTTATATTTCTGTTTAGTGGCATTATCAATCATGTTCACGCAGTTGATAATATCGCCACACCAACCCAACTCTTTATCTTGGTAAATATTCATAACGCCAATAATAGAGTTATCTGCGGCACGCGCAGGATCGAAAGCTATAGCTATTTTACTGTTAGGTTTCCAATGTAAAGTAGGTAAGTGAAAATTCTCGTTTCGACGTATAGTGTCCCACTTTACAATCTGGCTACTTCCGCCGTCCATAGTAGGCTGATTAAAATATTCTCTAAGTGCTTTGTCCTTATTGCTTTTGAGAGCTGCATCAACTTTATCTCTCGTTAGTAGAGGAGTATATGGTTCTCCGTTCATGTAAGTTTGAATTGCAACATCACAAATCATATCGCAAACAAAATAATCTCTATCTCCTGCAAGCATACGCTTTGAGAAGTTTTTGTAATGTTTGTAGAACGTCTTGTCCATTTGGTCTTGAGATGAAGCATACACCAACTGAGTGGGTACTTTTCTGTGTTCCGCTTCTGGGTTATAATTTTCCTCAATAGATGTTGAGAAGTCACTGTTCTGTGTAGCAAAAGCTTCACAAACTGTAATCAGTTCATCAGAACAAAATGCGCCCTCATCAAAAAATACGAGCGTAGCCCTTCGGCTTCTTGCCGAATCTGGGCGACTATTCAATGTATTGATTGAACTGCCGTTATAAAATTCAACTTCATATCCAGCAGGATTATGACTAAATCCTGTCTTATTGGTCGCAGTCTTTTTAGTTTCCTTTTCAACAATGTCTTTAAGAGAACGAATTGAAGCAGCCGTCTTACCCATACGAGTGATTATTTCTTCGAGTTTTGAAAACGTTTCCTTTGCCTGATCTCCAACAGATGATACTATGTATATTGCTTGATTCTCATAAAGAATCGCCTTTAATATCATAAGTATTGTGCCCAAAAAGGATTTTCCAAAGTTTCGGCTGCAACACCACACACTATGTGATGCATTCCATGTGCTTTGCAATATCCATTTTTGAGCATCAATCAGGCGGATTCCTAATAAATCTTCAGCCGCAATACACGGGTTGCGCCTATAATACGCAATAGACTCTGCGTCTAATTCGCAGATTTTTCTCTTAATTGGAGTAAGAATGATTTTACGTTTTGCCATCGTCATCACCATTCTTTAATTTCTGTATTTCAACAAGCAGTTGCCTTTTTTCTTCCATAAGGTCATCAACCTTTTCTTGTAATTCAACTACCATTTGTCTCTTAATATCGTTTATTTCACGCATATCATTCTCATCAAAGAATGTATTTTTCTGTATGGCGTTCATCGAAACTTCTGCCGCCCATTGAGTTCCAGCAGATTTAAGTTGGTCATAGTAATCGGCTTCAGCTCTGTCAAAGTCCTTTTCCCTAAGATCACGCATAAGATATGTTAATGTAGATTTACCTATATCTTTGTTAGACCTGTTCTTTACTGAGATTTCATTTTCCTTTGCAATCTTATCATTTGACTGCACAAGTTTTCCTTTCATCTCATTTAAAACTTGAATATCCTTACTATCGGTCAATGGCTTTAATTGAGCAATGAGCAAATCGTACTGTCTTATCTGATTGTTATTGTTGACAATCTGAATAATTTGAGATAATTTATAGTTATCGTCAACAACTTCTTCATCATCTAAATACTTTACAAGTTCTCCAAATAAATAACGTCTGTCACTTGATTGATAACCTGCAAACGGATCGTAGCCTATAACTTCTATAACTGTATCTACATTCTTTCTTTCTTCGCCCGTCCAGTTTTCTTCCATCATTTCGTCAGCTTCTTGCTTTGAACGCAGAAATTGCTCACTATTAATGCTCGACATAACATAATCTACAAATGTAAGATTTTTATTCTGTGATAAATTGAGTCTCTTAATATAGTCACCCAATCTAATATCTCCACTATTTTTTTCTTTCATTTGCATATATATTTTTTCTGAGAAAAACCAACCTACCTCGCCACAAGTAACCAATAGAGCCAACTTTTCGTCTTGGTATTTTTCTCTCATGCGAGCAAAAAAGTCATCGCAACAATAAGTGCACACAGTGCTATAACCATCATTGCCATTATACAAAGAGTTCTGAATTACTTTAAAAAACTTACCCTCTGGTTCTTGAACAATCTTGCCACAGCAAGAGCATTTGTACAGAGGTGGTAAAGTAGTTGTATCTATTTTGCGATATTTAGGCTTTGCCTTTTTCTCCAAGGTTTGTTTTGAACCTCTTGCTGGCACTCCACTCACTCCTTTATCTCATTTAAAAATTCCGTAAACGTCACACTCGGTATCAAACTGCACTGTTGCTTCATTATCGGCAAAAATACTCTCGTGATTTCCTCGTCGCTTACATTCACCGTATACTTATCAGCCAGTTTCCAATACTCTCTGCAAACTGCCAAATAGTCGTCCTTATTCTCAGGCGTATCATCCAGTACGATTTGATAATAGTAATACACCATCACCAAGTTTTGTAAAATACGACGCACAACCTTTTCACCGCCCATGCCACGCTTTTCACAGTCACGGATATACTCAGCCGAAGCCACCACAAACTGCTTCTTGTTTTTGTAAAGGCTTTCATGTGTCACGCTCTTTGCGTTGTCTCGCCACATATAGCCACAAAACGGCACATATGTCACCTTACCGCCCATATCAATGAGTAACTGGTGGAACTCCATATCCTCATTTATGCGAAGCTTCTCGTTGAAAAACAAGTTATTGTCGATTAAGAACTGCCGTCTGTAATATTTGTTGTGACACCAAACTGGTGACTTCTCAAACTTCTTAATGGCAATCCCGTTGTCCTGCCGCATTTCACTTTCAAAATCTCCTGCGAGCATATCAACCTTTTCAGACTTAATGCGGTTGTACATGATTTCTAAGGTGATTGGGCTTGTGAACTGATCGTCCGCATCAATGAAGCAGACATAATCCGCAGATGCGTTACGGATTCCTGTGTTTCGAGCTTGCCCGCAACCCCCGTTCTTTTCCCTTTGTACATAAACAATATTTAGGTCGTCAAACTTACTCAGTATATCCGAGTAACTCAAATTATCTGCGTCATTTACGACAAGCACTTCTACATCGGCAGCAATGCTTTGCATGGCGATTGAGTACAGAGTTTTCGCAATAGTATCTCTTGCATTATAGCAAGGGATTATAACTGACATTTTATACATAATGCCACTCCTTTAATTCAAAATGGTGCGCCGTCCAACATCATCGCAGTTGGACAACACAAAAGCCCCGACGATCGGGGCATCTAAGGAGGAAATAAAAATTTGAAGTTGTCTAATAAAATGTGGGTTCAAACAAGACCAAACATCTCGTCAATTATAACACCTTTCCTTTGTGAACTACCCACCGTCTAAAGCCAGTGGGATTTCTGGCTGAATTCTTTAATTACTCCGATCTATCTGCCTTTAATGCTTATGACGTTGACGATACGTCTGGTGCAAAACTCAACCTCGTGCGGTCAGTTTCACATAATGCGCGAATTTAGATTGTGCTCTAAA